GCCGGCATTTGTGGTCCATCGGTCATACCTGTGGATCGCAATGACATATCTGAGAGGATATCGATCCCACTGTTTCGGAAGACGGGACTCCGGAGTCGCTCTAAGACCTTTTCGAGACCTGCGTGCAGATCTTTCATAGGCCCTTCGAGACGACCTCGGGGCACAAGTCTATTAATTTCACTTATAGACCTGTTTAGCCTCTTCTTCAACAGTGGGAGGGTTAGAGGGAAGTACCTTATAGTCGGTTCCCAGAGAGCCTTCGCCGCTGTCAAGACGGCGGCAACGCGCTCGAGGAGCTGACCTAAGGTAGGTAAACCTTCCCCTTCACCCGGTTTCGGGTATCCTCGGGACTCAACAGCATCCAGTTGACACCCTTGAAGAAACTTAGCATCGTGAAATGATACTAAGCTCGACGAGGATGACCACGCGGAGAGGAACCGAGCAAGGTAGGCTTCCGCCTCTTGGCCCTGTGAAATACAAACTCTCAGTGCCCTAGCCCATTGGGGCCGAAGGGATGAAAGAATGTCTTTCAACGAACCATTCGTCGGAAAACCTGCTCCCCCGAATTCTCTCGGTAGATAACGTGGAATGCTGTGACGCTTCAATAGACGAAGGGCCCCCTTATAGCGGAAACGTATGTGTTCCACTAACCATGAAGGGGAGCCAAGACTGCAGCAATATGCCGATAACCGGGGGCCCATGGCCCACGGCTGCAACAGAGAACCCTTATCTACTCGGGTCTCGGGTTGCATACCGGCAACGCTTATGGTCGGTACGACTTCGAGGTTTTGAGTATCAATCAACTCCTCGACAAGGCAGCCGTACCTTCCAGTGGTATAGTCCTTCCCGAAGGAAGTACCACCACCAGTCTCTTCTAGCAAACTTGTATATGTCTCTGATACTAACCGGGTTGATACCCCGATTAGGTCGTCACCGACAATACGCACGCGTTTGCTAGACCTTCTACGAAGCGGATAGTCCAGCCCACAACGATGATGCGACTCCTCCCACAACCATAGGTTGTATAACGAGAGGAGTGGCCACGTTGTGCCGGACCCCATGAGTATACCTCCTTGTGTACAGAGGCGTTCACCCGACAGGGTAAACAACAGATGGGGTCCAGTTAATAGCATGAAGGCTTCACTAAGGAATTTGGGGAGGGCCAAACCCTTAATCAAACCTTTTGCTAGAGACTGGGCTACCTGGTGAGGTATCAAATCAGTGGCTCTAGTCATATCAACCGACCGAACAACTTCGGGATAGGCTATATGACAAACCTTAAGAAAACTCTCAGCTGGCGAAGCCGAGAGCGTCTCAAGGCGTGGGTCACGATTGAGCAAGGAGATCAATCCACTGTTGAGAAATTGGGAGATGTAAGATACGGAGCTATCCAATGGAGTAACCCCCCGTACCTTGCACCCTTTCTCCTTAACAGCGGACTGTCTGCACAAAGGCAGATCCTTGCGTTCAAGGCGGTGGTGAACTCGGAGCGCCATGGCGGCAAATCCGAGCAGAAACCCCCTACGGGTATCACTCTCAACAAGAGCTGTTGGGAACAATACCTTACCTTGAACTACCCCACCATTCTCGACCGTTGCCCTGTCATTGGGAGTCAGGATACACACCCTGAATCCCTCGAAGACATAGTCGATCTCAGTGAGTATCTTCTGTGTAACGGTACTAGACTCAAGGTCGGAAACAACCGACCGGAGGTCCTTAGCCATTCCTCCCTCCAACCTCGTTGTCCCAAAAGACGCCGATGTTGAAGTTGGGAATGACATCCCTTCAACAGAGAATTTAGCTGACCAACGTTGGCTAAACTTCTGGAGACTTACACGTATCCGGCGGTTAACCCGGAAAGGGCGTGTAAGGTCAGTCTTGTGCTGATTCATCGCTGAATCCACTTGAGACTGAACAGGGTACGGTCCCGACCTCCCCCAACGGGATAGTTGGAACAGTATTTGAGACCTCTGCTTCAGGTTATATCCTTGTAGAGCGATACAACCCTTAAAGCAAGAGTCTAGCCTCGGTGCTCCGCAGGGGCGACCCACGGAGTTATCGGAGAGCGCCTCTCTCCTCCACCAAGCAACAAGGTCTTTGATAGGTTTAACTCCATCGTTAGTCACGTAACCAACGTGACACTGGATGATAAACTTTACAATATTCATGATCCCCTGGCGAGCCAGTTGAACATGAATATCGGCCACCTTGTTGTCGCACGCATGAACCCAACCTCGCTTGAATGCCAGGATGAGAGTGTCTAGTAAAGATGACACCCACGCCCTGACACGAGGTTTCATGTCATTGCGAACGCAGTTCAGCCGTACCTTCAACCAAGGGTACCGGCGTGCCTCTTCTCCTTGCAGGAGAAAAGGGGCCAAACCGCGAGATGATCTGCCCCCTTTGGGGTCGAGATCGCGGACTCTGCGTCTATCACTCGCCGTTGACAGACTAACTCTGGCGTTTGATTTCTTTAACA